ATAGGGGTTCCTGTGGTTGAGGGAGAGGAAGGAGGAGGAGCCGTCCCCCCCGGCTCCTCCTCCGGCACGGCCGGTTGAGGGAGGAGGATCAGCCGGCCGAGACCTTGACGGTGCCAGAGTCGGACCAGAGAGCGCCGGCGATGCCGGGGTCGGAGTCGGGGAGGGTGAAGCCTTCGCCGGACTGGAGGGCCTCGATGTCGGCCTTGGCGGCGGCGAAGTTAGCGCGGATTTCCGGGGCCGGGTTGGACTTGTCGCCGTCACGGGGTTCGTGGGGGTTGATGGTGGAGGGCATTGGCGGGGTCCTTGTGATGGAGGGAGGGGAGGGGTGGGGTTATTGGAAGATGGAGCGGAAGAATGATTTGATGCTGTCGAAGAAGATGGCGACGGCCGAGAGGAGCGAGACGAAGAAGAGGGCTGCGCCCTTGAGGTGGGACTTCATGAAGCCCCAGGCTTGTTCTTTGCGAAGGATGTGGAGGAGCGTGGCGATGTCCTCGTCGTTGAGGTCGGCCAAGGGCTGGAGGCGCTTGATCTGGGCCGGGGTCAGGTCGAAGTCGGACATCAGGTGGTTCCTGTTGGTGAGGTGTAGAGCACAGCCAACGTGGAGGGGGAGGTGGAGTTAGGTCGTCCCGCAGATGGAGGCGTAGGCGGCGTTGTGACCACGGACCTGGCGCTGGGTGGAGGGGGTGTCGGTGGACGAGTAGGTGATGGGCGAAAAAGCCGTGCAGGAGACGCGGGTGGCCTCGCCCTTAGTCGCGACGGTGGGGGTCGTGCAGCTCGTCATGATCGGCAGACTCAGCGCGAGCGCGAGCGCGGCGAGCGGCGTCAATGAGGTAGTCATTGTGGGACCGTTCCTTGAGGGTGGAGTCGAGATGTTCGAGAGAGGCGTCGCGGCGGCCACGGGCGTAGGAGGTGGAGCGGACGCGGAAGAAGGCAAAGGCGAGGGCGGCGAGGCCAGCGAGGAAGGGCCAGACCTTGGCCAGGGCGATGAGGAGGTAGTCCAAGGGATTACTCCGGGTCGCTGGCGGAAGAAGGAGGCGGCGCAGCCTTCTTGCGGCCAAGGGAAGGGAAGATGAAAGCGAGGACAGTGAGCGCGCCGCCGACCAGCATGGTCGCGATGGTCTCGTCGATGCCGAGGTCGATGCCGGTGTAGATGCGGACGAAGGTCGAGATGGAAACCAGTGCTGCGACAATGAGGCGGGCGAGGGTGAAGTGCAGCATGAGAAAGGCTCCAGGGTCGCGGGAGGGTAAAGGCAGCGTCGTGGACCGGGCCGGCGGGTCATGACGGGGGGTGGCCCGGAGGACGACGGTGGAACCCTACGATCTGGGAGGGGGAAAGATCGTCCCTCCCGCGACTGGGTGTCACTATATGACGAGTGTAGCCGCCACGTCAACACCTAAAGGTGTCGAAGGGTGTCGAATGTTGTCAGGAAAAGACGGCGTCCGCCTTGCCATGGGGGAGGATGTGGAACTGGACGCAGGGGCCGGAAGGGGCCACGAAAGTGAGGTCGCCGGTGGAGAGGTCGAGGTAGGTGGCCGGGAGAGAGGTGGCGATGGGGCCAGAGGGGAGGATGGCCGGGAGAGAGAACTTGGCGGGGTAGATGGGAGTGCGGCCGGCGGCGAACAGGGCCGAGGAGATGGACTGATAGAGGAGCGGGAAGGCTTCCGCGAGTTCGACGTTCATGTTGGACGCGAGGTCGGGATAGTCGGAGGGTGGGACCTGGTCGATCAGGTAGCCAATGACGGGGCCGGCAGGGGTCTGGCGGACAAGGGGGTGCGAGGGGAGCGAGGCGACCAGAGGAGCGCGAAGCTCCTCCGGGAGGCACAGCATGGAAGCGGGCGAGGTCATGCGAGGGAGACGATCAGGGAGAGGAGGAAGAGGAGAAGGGCCGCGAGCTGGGCGAAGAGGGTCGTTCTCTGGAGGTGGGCGGGCGGGTTGCCCTGCAAGAGGAACTGGCTGACGGCGGCAAGGAAGGTGCCGCAGGCAGCCAGCTTGAGGGCGGAGACGCTGCCAAGGGCAATGATGAGGGCAACGAAGGTGGCGATCAGGAAGGCGCAGCAGAGGGCGTAGACGTGGTCGCTGACGATTTTCATGCGAGGGGCCTTTCTAGTAGCCACGGCGGATCGAGGAGGCGGGAGCGCCAGGGGCAAAGCCACGGGCGCGCAGCGCGCGCATCATCGGTTCGGGGAGGTTGGTCCAGCCGCCCCAGTTGGAGTTGTTCTTGCCGAAGGAGTTGGGGACGGAGGCGCGCATGTCGGCGTGGATGTGGGTGCCGTAGTGGCCGAAGGCGTTGAAGCCGGCCGCAGCCAGGGAGTCGGCCAGGCGCGCCTTGTCGGCGTCGGACATGCCACGGGTGGAGATGTCGATGGCATGGCCCTGGGTGTGCATGGAGTTCTTGGCCACGGTGGGGCGGTTGGGGTCGCCGCTGTGCCTGATGCGGTCCTGGTGGGCCTGGGTGCGGTGGGCCGAGTTGAGGACGAGGTTGGAACCGAAGGTGTTGGCGGCAGCCGAGGCGGCGGAAACGGCCGCAGGGTCGAGGCCGGCAAGGTTGACGTTCTTGTGGCCAGCCACGAGGCCGTACTGGCCCTGGGTGGAGGGGAGGGCCGCCGAGGAGAAGGAGGCAGGAGAGGCGTCGTCGGAGGACGAAGAAGGAGAAGCGTCGTCGGGGGACGAGGCGGGGGACGAGGCGTCGGTCGAAGCCGGTGAAGACGAGAAGGTGGAGCCGGAGTCGGTGGAGTAGAGGAGAGGCGTGTCCGCGCCGAGGGCCTGGGCGTAGGCGAAGAGAGGGTTGCCGGCGTGAGGCATGAGGTCAGCGGTGGCCGAAGAGGCGAAGGAGGGGGGAGAGGATGAGGCGGAGGAGGCGGGGCCAAAAGGGGCGGGAGTCGCGGGGCCTCCCGACTGAGAGTCGTCCATTGAGATTTGGAAGGGGTCCGGGGTGACGGAGGGGTTGAGCTTGTAGCGGTTGTAGAAGCTGTGGTCGCCGATCACGGCGGTCGGCTCAGTCGCGGCGAAGTTGGTGCCGCGCTGGTTGGTGATGGCCACGTTCTGGAAGAACGTCGCGCCGTTGGTGGGGTCGGCGAGTTCGCCGTTCGCGAGGGCGGCAAGGGAGGACGTGACGAGCAACGAAGTTGCATCGGAGGGGGCCGGGAGGTCGAAGACGGACTTCTTGCCGCGAAGCGGCTCGAACTGGTTCGGCTGTTCGATGACCTCGCGGATGGAGTCGCGGAACTGGCCAGGGGAGGCCACGCGGTTGAGGATCGTGAAGAGGACGCCGACCTTGCCGGCGTCGGGCTGGTTGCCAGCTTCCGCCTGGATGATGCGGCCAAGGGCGTCGATGTCCTGGGCGGTGAGGCGGATGTTGCGGGGACGAGCCATGTCAGTCCTCCATGAAGAAGCGGGCGTTGAAGGTGGTCGAGAGGTAGTTGATGGCCGAGGAGGCGTGGAGGCCGTAGCCGATGAAGCCCGAGGACCAGCCACGGGCGACGACAGGGTCGCCGTCCTCGACGGCCACGCAGGCGTAGCCGATGCCGATGACCTCGCCGTCGATGACCTTCTGGCGGAGAGAGTCGAGGACTTCGAGGGCGTCCGACTGGTACTTGGCCAGGTCCTGGGGGTGGATGTTCAGGAACTCGGGGGCCGGGATGAAACGGTCGAAGCCCTCTTCGGTGCGGACGATGCGGGGCGCGGGAGTCTTGGGGGTCTCGGTGGCCATGGGGGAGTCTCGGTTGGTTGAGGTGAGACGATAGGCCAATGGTGGGTGGGGGTCGTCCCGCGCGGGAGGCGCGCGTCAGCGCGAGAGAAGGCCGTGGGCCACGAGGGCCTTCTTGTAGAGCTTGAGGAAGTCGGAGAGGCGCATGAAGCAGACGGCGTCGTCGATGGACTCGTTGTTCTTGCGGGAGATGACGACGGGGAGGTCGCCGCCGGAGGCGTTGCGGCGGGCCTGAATGAGGGCCTTGCGGTATTCGAGGGTTTCCTGGCGCTTGGCCTCGATCGAGAGCAGGGGAGTGCCGACGAGGTCGGGCATGCCAACGCCGCGCGTCGGGAGGAAGGGAGTGGTGATCTTGGAGCGGGCCGAGGAGAGACCGAGGTCAGCGTTGAGCTTGGCCGCGAGGTCGCGCTCGAATTGAGCGCCCTTCTCCTTGGAGCCGCGAGCGGAGACGCGGCGCTTCTTGGGGGGAGGAGAGTCGGGGGTCAATTGTCCCTGCCGAGTTTTTCGCGGCAGCCGTCACAGAAGTATTGCCATTTGGCGCGGGGCTTGGTGTCGCCGCACCGCATGCAGGGACGTTGCCAGAGGGTGGGGGTGGGGTGGAGAGGGGCGGCGACGACGTACTTGGCACCCTGGAACTCGACGATGCCATGCTTGTGGAGGATGCGTTTGCAGGTATCGACGCAGACGCCGAGTTTGCGGGCCATAGCGGCGTAGGAGACGTTCGAGGCGACTGCCTTGCGGAGGTAGTCGAGGTCGTCTGAGGTGTATTCTGAGCGACGCGGCATGTGACACCCGATGGACACCTAAAGGTGTTTCGGGCGTATGCGATTTGCGGTGATGCGTCAATACCACGCGGACGATACAACCCACCTGCCAGGATATGGCGCTGGCCGTGCAAAGGAGCCGGGATAGACCGGCCTCCCGTAAGGGAAAAGGCCGGTCGTAAGACCGGCGGCCTATCAGAACTTGGCGCTGTAAGCGCCAACGGTAAAACGCCTTCACTCCTTCAATCTGTCTACTAGAGATGACACCTTAAAGGTGTCTCTAGGTGTTGACGCGCGCGGAAATTCATGTTACGACGGGTGCCGTCGGCGCCGACACCCACTGAAGGGGGTCGTCTTCTCCGGCACCCGTCGAATTTCCGGTCACAAAAAAAATGAACAAGCGAGAAGCGCAGCTCCTCGAACTCCGGCGCGCGCAGAACCGAGCCAAATATCCCGAGGTTGTGGCCATGCTGGACGAGCTGGAAGCGGCCGGCTTCGGCAGAGGGAAGGTCAAATACATAGGCCCGCTTCGCGATGAAACGAAGCAGGCCCTTGTGCGCGCAGGATGGCGTGAAAAGCAGGGTGGAGGGGTTACGGCCCCCTCCTCGCCTTCTCCTCATCAATCCACCTCTCGATGACGCTGACCGACTTGTTGATCCCGGCAGTCGTGCTGATCTGGTAGGCGCTCAGGTTCTGGCCGAACGCAAGCTCCATCGCCTTCTGACGGGTCGAGGGGATGCAGACGAGACGCTGTTTGCCAGTCGGCTGGTAGGTCGCCAGCCCGAGGTGGTAGTAGTGGTCGTAGTCGTCGTTGAAGCCGCGCGCCTTGGAGAACGAGGCTTCCATCAGAAAGTTGAGATACCAGTCGTGCCCTTGGCCAGGGAGGTAATCCATTACCTCCTGCCTCTTGCCGAGCTTGTCGTAGCGGCCGCGCAGTCGGGTGGCCAGGTCCTCGATGTCGTAGAGCTGCGAGATGCTGATCGCCGTGTTGAGGATCGTGATCGCGTTCGAGGAACCGGAGAAGTCGCCGCCCTTATTGGCGTGGTGAACAAGGATGACGGTCAGGCCGGCATTGCGCAGAGCGAGACACATCTCGTTCACCTGCACCCACGCCTTCGCATCGTTCTCGTCCATGCCGGGGAACGCCAGACGGATGTTGTCGATGACGAGGATGTCCGGCTGGAGGAATTGAAGCATGCGGGTGAGGAGTTCCCTGCCATTCACATCGTTCAACGGCATGGCCATGGAGTGCTCGACGACACCCGGCGAGTAGGAGATGAAGCTGCCCTTCCTGATCGGGCCGAGGAGCTGGGTGTTGAGCACGAAGCGGTCGTGGTGGGTATAGTCGTCCTCCTCGTAGTTGAGGACGAGCGCGCGCCGGGGACGGTTCTCGATCGAGTACGGGCCAGCTTCCATGACCGGCTTCTCGGTCATAAGGGCATGCAGAAGGATTTGCACGAAGGTCGACTTCCCCTGCCCCGCAAAGCCATGGACCATGGTGACGGACTTGTTCCAGATGATCGGTCGCAGGAAGAACTCTCGCGGCGGTCGGTTGACCAGGTAAGTGGGGAGCTTGCCGTAGTCGATGAGGCCGACCTTGGTCCAGTCGAAGGGTTCCTCCTTGGCTGGAGCGGGCGCAGGTTCAGGCTGGGCGACGCTTTGCGGGATATAGGAGCCGTCCGGCGCGAAGCGTTCGGGATGGTTCGTCCGCTCCATCTGCTCGACGGAGCGGCAGGTCGCCTTCCATTCGGCCTCGGGGAGACGCTCCACGAAGAAGCTGTCCATGAACATCCTCACGCGGTCATCGAGGGCATCGCCCCAATGGCCATGGAGGATTTGCTCGGAGGCGTATTCGAGAACTCGCTGGTTGCGTCCGTTGCCTTGGCCAGTGGGGATGAGTCCCGACTGCGGGAAACGCTCCATCGCGTAGGCGCGCGTCTTTTCCCAGACCGAGGTGGTGTCCTTGACCGGAACGTTGGTCAGATCGACATCGGAGAAGGCGAGCTGGTCGTGAGAGGGAGGCTGCTCGGCCATCGGCCAGCCGGACCAGACCGGCCAGTCGTCCATGTCGTCGATGGCGAAGCCCTCCTCCACCTCCCAGACATAGTTGGTCGAGGGCGGGACAAGGGCGTAGGAGCCATCTCCCCGAAAGTCGAGGCCGTCCAGCTTCGGCCAGTCGACGCCACGGGAGTTGGAGCCGACGCGCGGGCGGAACTCGCGATCCATGGGGTGGCGGAAGTAGAGGTGGATGCCGTGCTTGGTGCGGACGCGGACGGGCGACCAGATGCCAGCGTCCTTGGCGTACTCGACCGCTTCGGGGGTGTCGCAATCAACGATGACGAAGCCGGAGATTTTGCCGGTGACGGCGGCGAGCTTTACGTCAGCGAGAGGAATGTTTTCCTTGCGGCAGAGGTCCTGCCAACTGGCGATCTCGTCTTCTGTGGGCAGCCGATCCTGGAACTCCTTCCATTTGACGATGGGCTTTTTGGTCTCGGGGTGGATGGGGATCACGCAAACGCCGCGCTCCTGATAGCGGAACGCGGCGTCGGTGAGAGGACTGTAATTCGAAGAGCTGGTCACTCCCGCTTCCTCACGTAGCGATTGAGGTCAAGGTTCGGGAAGTGCCCCTTGATCGTCGCCAGGTCGCAGGCAGGCATATTCTGACGCCTGTACCAGCCGTAGATCGCGGTCCTTCCCTTGCCGATGAGAGCTGCGACCTTCGTTGGTCCGCCAACGTCGGCCACGAGCTGGCGGGTGTCGAAATAGAACATTCTTCATTCTCCAGATTGACACCGCCGTCACGTACACTATACACCTATAAGACACCTTTCAACACCTTTCGGATGGTACGTGAGATGGACGAGGACGATCCCTTCAAGGCTTTCGCGGATGAGATGGCGCGCGCTGCCAATGTCGAAGCGGAGGCTGGATTGCCTCTCCTCCAGGGCCAGACGATGCCCGCCACCCTCGATCTTTCCTCGGTTAATTCGGTGGACGAAGTGGCCGAGATTTATCTCAAAGCCGAGGCTATGAGGCGCAGCGCCGCGATCCAGAAGAAGGCGGCGACCGCCTACATGGTGGCGCTGTCGAGGAATAAGGGGCGGGATGAGTTCGTCGGCAGCAACTACGTTGTGCGCGTCGACCGGGAGGAACAGTTCGGCTTTGACGGAGATGCGCTGCAAGCCGAGCTGGAGCTGACGAAAAGCCCGGTTCCCGACTTTGTCCACAACAAGCTGACGCTGACGCCCGGTGAGATCAAGGCGCTCTCGCCGGCGCAGCGGGCGCAGTTGGGCAACGCCCTTCGCCCGAAGGAAGACAAGTTCTCCGTGACCATCGAAAGGAAGTAGGATGCCCCCTGCGTTCGCCCCTCGCTCGACCGCCAAGATGTCGGTCGACGAGAAGACCAAGACGTTGCTCTATGCCCACCATGGGTTCGGCAAGACGACCCAGTGCAAGTTCTATCAGGAGCACTACGGGCCGGGCTTCATCTTCTCCGGTGAAGGTGGCCTCAAGTCGCTGGTCGGGACCGACATCGACTACCTGGCGTTCTCGTCGTGGGACGGCCAGCACGATCCGGCGTCCGACGTGTACTCGTTCAAGGGCATCGTGCGGATGACCCAGTCGGACGAGTTCAAGGCGATGGGCTATAAGTGGATTGCCATCGACTCCCTGACCGAGCTGTCGGACCTGTGCCTGCGCCACTTCGAGAAAGAGGTGGAGGCCGAGCGCCTGCGCAATAACAAGGACAAGAAGGACGGATTTGCCGTCTGGAACCAGTACAACGCGGCCCTGATTGGCGCGCTCAAGTGGCTGCGCGATCTGGACATGCACGTCCTCGTGACCGCGCTGGCCAAGGAGGAAGAGGATGCGAACGGCGTTCTCCACTACTGGCCGATGATGCAGGGCAAGGGCGTCATGAAGCAGGTGCCCGGCATCTTCGACAATGTGTTCTGCGGGGTTCGCTCCGCCGAGCCTGATCCCGCGACCGGCAGGCCGAGGATCAAACGCTTCTTCATCACCGAGGAAGCCAATGGCTGGCACGGCAAGAGCCGCGACCCGCTGCACCGGACGGAAGCCATCGAGAATACCGACCGGATGACCGACATCTTCAAGAAGATGAACATGTCGGACGAACAGTACCGCGAGCACATGAAGGCAAAGGAGAAAGACAATGCCGTCGCTGAATGACCTCGATCTGTCGGAGAGCCGCGTCTCGAACGGCCCGACGCTGAGAGCCGGGTGCTACCTCGTGAGGACGAGGGACTCCGAGTACAAGAGGGCCGCGTCGGGCGGACAGAACTGGATCGAGCAGGTGACGTTCGAAGACACCGAAGGTCACGGCCAGATCAAGGAGAGCTTCAATCTGTTCCATTCGTCGTCCGAAGCGCAGCGCATCGGGCGCGAGCAGTTCAAGACGATGCTCACGCATGGCAAGCACCCAAACCCGGATAAGCCGAGTTCCGCGCCGATCGACGGGCTGCTGCTCAAGATCATCGTGAAGGCGGACGGCACCTACCAGAGGGACGGCCAGACCTTCACGAGCTACCGCATCAGCCGGTACATGTCGGCGGACAACCCGATGCCGACCGGGCCGGCGGAAGCGCTCCAGTCTTCTGCGAAGGTGAACGGTGGCGGCCAGAGCTACGGCGGATTGCAGCAGTCGCACCAGCGCCCGCTGGACGACGAAATCCCCTTCTAAGGGACGATCCTCTCCCCCACGGTCATTCATTGTCGTGAGATGACCGCAATTCAGGGCGGCGCAAGCCGCCCTCTTTTTAGGACCTCCCATGCAGCTCCCGGAAATCGTCGAAGCGATCGACAAGGCGTACCAGTCGAAGCCGCGCGAGAAGCCGCGCTCATACATTGGTGCGTCGGTGATCGGCAGCATGTGCGACGCCTACCTGGCCTACTCGCTGCGCGGGTATCCTGATGACCCGCCGCCGCCCAGGCTCAAGCGCATCTTCGATCTCGGGCATCACATTGAGGACGTGGTCATTCGAGACCTGAAAGCGGCGGGGCTGTCGGTGATCGAGCGAGACCCGATGACGAACCGGCAGTGGACCTATGAAGGGTTCCATGGTCACGCGATCTGTCACACCGATGGTTTGGTGGAGGATCAAGTCGGCGACTGCGGCATCCTCGAAGTGAAGTCGATGAACGATGCCAAATGGCAGGACTTCCGAAACTACGGGGTGCTCGTCAGCCATCCGGGATACTACGCCCAGATGCAGATGATGATGGGGATGTCGAAAATCCCGGAGTGCCTATTCATCGCCTACAACAAGAACACGTCGGAATACTGGTATGAGGTCGTGAAGTTCTCCGACTTCTACTGGCAGAGCCAACAGTGGCGCATCGAGCGGCTCATGACCGACAACGATGTGCGCAAGGTGAGCGGCGACATCATGTCGTTCTCGTGCTCGGGCTGCTTCAAGAAGACCGTGTGCTACGGGCTGAGCCAGCCAAAGGTCGAGTGCCGGACGTGCAAGCACTCGGTCGCAGGGACCAATGCCGGCTGGTACTGCAAGCTGCACCAGAGGGACTGCGACCAGCCCTGCACCGACTACGAGGTGTACGAGGCGAAGCCGCCTAGATAGACTCGACTCGGTCGGCAAGGCGAGCCTATGCTGCGGGTATGGCGCAGCAAAGATATGACATCCGAAAAGAAGAAGACGGAACGTGGACGGTCTTCGACATGTTCACCGGGCTGCCCGCCTACGGGCAGCCCATGGGTCTTGATGGCCCTGCATTTGGCCTCGACATGGATGAGGCCGATGATCTGGTCGACCTACTGAACGAGATCGACCGGCGGATGCGCAGAACCTAGAAGAACTTGGTGTAGTCCGGCGTTCCGCCAGCCTTGGCCGCGCGCTGGGTGTTGCGACGGCCAGCCTCTTCCTTCTCACCGGCGATGGCGTCGACGGCGCTCTCTCGGAACGGACGGTATCCACCAAGCAGCGGGACGCGGGATGCGATCTCCCGAACAGCGAGGCGCTCCTTCGAGTTGGTCTCGTTGTCGCGGTCGAAGAGCGCATCCTTGCCCGCGTCGAGGAAGCCAGCGCCGACGTTGAAGACGCCCGCGCCAGTGCCGACCGAAGGTCCGAAGATCGTCGAGGCGGTGCGGACCATGCCGTAAGCGCCGTTGTCCGCCTGGCCGAGGACGTCGTGGATCATCTCGACCAGCAGGCCGAAACCGCCAATCATGGCCATGCTCTCTAGATACCAGCCGGCATAAGCGTCGACGGTCTCGTTGTCCCAGGGTTCGCTGTCGAAGAATTGGGAGGCGGAGCGGTTGCGGATCGTGTGGGTCGGGCGACCCTCTTCGTCTTCGCCGCGCGCCTGCACCATGTCCTTGGCAGTCAGAACGCCAGCGCCGAAGAGAGGGGCGGTGAGAAGGAGGTGCTTGGCTCGGTTGAGATTTCCGGTTCCCTTGAGGCCCTGAGGAGGCGTGGTCCCACGGATGTCGTGGATGGCCAGTCGGAGGTCGTTGAAGAGTACCTCCTTGGACATCCGCATCATCATCAGCGGGAACGACTTGAGCTGGAAGACCACCGAGCCGAGAGGAGTCTGACCCCAGATCGGGATTTCGTTCGGGTTCGGCGCGAAGACGGAGTCGTCGGCGAAACGGATGATCGCCGTGCGCAGGAGGTCGTCGGTCTCAAGGAGCGACTTGTCGGCCAGCGACTGGCTGGTGTTCATCGCATAGTTTTCGAGGCCGTACTGCTTGAGCAGACGGTATGCCTGCTTGAACTGGCGCGGCTGGTCGTTGATGGGCGCGCTCGGATTGTAGGCTTTGAGGGCCTTCTGCTGCACGGCGACGAAGGTCTCGTAGCCGACCGAGGCAGCCATGGCGCGCATGGAGTCGGTCCAGGGGGTGAGGCCGACTGCCGAGAAGAATGAGTTCGAGAACTTGCTTTCGGCAGAACCCCATAGATGGGTCATGCGGTCATGGAGCATCGACTCCATGGACGCGCCGACGTTGTTGATGATGCGGCGGTATTCGGGATCGCCCGCCATCTTGCGCATGGCCCCCAGCCAGGTGCGGGTCGAGCCGGAGCGGACAAGCGGCAGAACGGTGTCGCCGAGCGAGGACAGAAGGGTGAAGCCGAGCAGCGAGATCGAGTTGAAGTTTCGGATCGCGCGGGATGCGCCGAGCGCCACCTTGTTGGAGGCGAGCGTCTTGCGGTTGGCCACGGTGAGGACGTTCTCGACGAAGCGGTAGGCGTCCTGCGTGATGTCCTGAGCGACGCCCTCGTAGTCGTCGAGAGCGGCGACGATGGCGTCGACGCGACGCTCGTAGACGGTCGAGGGGACCTGAGTGCGGATGTCGATCGGCGCGAGCTGCATCAGGTATTCGCGCGCGGCGACAGAGCCGAGCTGGTCATGGATTTCCATGAGCTGGCCGGCGGCCTCGTGAGCCTTGTACTCGTTGCCCTGGAAGGGCATCACGACGTTGTCGGCGAAGACGACTTCATCGAGACCGTCGGGGCCAATGGAGGCGGCCTGGGATCGTTCGACTCGGTTGTGCGACAAGAGGTAGGCGATGCCCTGCCGACCCTCGCGCACGACGCGCAGGTAGTCGTAGGCACCGTGATTGGAGTTGCCGAACTTCTCGACCTGTTTCAGGCGACGCGCGGCCGCGTCATAGTATTTGACGATGATGGCTTCGAGGTCGCCTTCAAGGTACTTCTTGAGCTGAGCGCCTTCCTCAAACTCGTCGAGTCGGAGCAGCCGGGAGTAGTCGAGGTTCTCGGCCGAGGACTTCCGGGAGTGACCCATCGCGTCCATGAACAGGCCCTCGAACTCGCTGTCCGACATCGAGATGTACATGCGGGAGGCAGTGGTCGCGATCTCGCTCTCGTCGACGGGGCGGCCAAGGGAGCGCCGCTCCGCGCGGAGGTACGAGGAGGCGGCAGCGATGAAGCCCTCCTTGTCGTCGCGGATGCCCTTCGCATTCCAGACCTGCGGGAAGTAGTCCTCGCCGAGGTCGCCGACGGAAACGCCGGCAGCGCGGAGCTGCTCAAGGGTGTCGCGGAACTGGCGGCGGATCACATTGGCGACGCCACGCTCCTCCTGCGAGAGAGCAGCCCACTGGCGGCGGCTCTTGTTGCGAAGGGCGTTGAGGATTTTCTTGTGGCTCTCAGGCTGGTCCGCACCCCAC